ATGTTCTTGATAAGGTAAGAGATTCTCTTAAAAAACAGGCTGTCATGGAGCGCTCAGGAAGGGGAACTGGTTCTAACACATCCGCTAATTTAATGGAAAATTTAGCTGAAAAAACTAGCGGAAAAGCTTCTAAGGCTTTGTTTGGAGCAGGATCTTCTTCTATGATAAAGGGCGCATTAGACTATGTTAAAAACATAGGAGAGGCGGGAAAAATAAAATATCTAGAAAAGGCTCTTTTAGACCCAAAAATGGCAAAGTTTCTTCTTCAAAAAGATGTTAAAACTAAGAAGAATTTCTTTGACTCTCTTAACAGTAAAGAGGATTTTAGCAAATGGCTCCGAGACAGTGATGGAATATTGGAATCAGTCGGTGAATCAGCTAATGAAGCTGCTAAAAACTTTTCAATTACTTCACAGTCTATTGGAAAAGTCCTTCTTAATAATGATGATTAATCCATTTATATCAAGTTTATTGCAGTATAGCGGGTTCTTGCTATATTGACATAACATCGATATATATATGACCTATTGTTAAATATTAAAATATTGATTATCGTACAACATGTGGTACAATGCGACTAATAATTTAACAAAAGGTTGTATGTCATGGCTGTTGGCGGTAAGAGGAAAGGGTCTGGAAGGCCTAAAGGAACAAGCAGGTATAAAGAAGATACTAAACCAATTAGAATCCCTTTGACTTTAATTCCGCTTGTAACGTTGCTTCTTGGATATGTTGAGAAAGGTTCAAAAGCTAATGATATCGAGGAAATATTTTCAGGGGTAAAGAGTCAAAAAAACTGTGTCAACGCTATAAAAAGAAATAAAAAATAAAATGCCTGAACCACATCTTTGTATTGCTTAAGGGAGTTAAGTGAAATACGGTGATTCAGGCAATACGAATATATCAATTTTTAATTGACTCGTCAATTGTTAAAACATTTTTATACTGAATTCCATGCTCTTTCAAGAATTCAATATGTTGAATCCATCCAGAACCAAAACCCACTGTAAACGATATAAAAATTATTACAACATAATTCATAAATTACCCCTTAATAAATCTTATCTTGAGACACTCCTGATTCGTCTTCTGATAAAAAATCAATTATAAATTCATCGTTTTTAACTTCAGTTTCAGTTTCATTTTCTTTTGCTTTTCCGTTGATATTCATCATTTTTTAATACTCCTAAAAATTTAATTAATAATTGAAAGATTTTTCAGAATTTGGATTATATTCTGAAGCTTTCTTCAATTTTTCGTTTATGATACGTATTGCCACCTCTTGCCTATGGACAGGAATTTCTTTTGGCGCATTTATTCCAATCCTAACTTGACATCCTTCAATCCAAATGATCGTGAATGAAATTTTACATTCATTACCTATAATTACCGTTTAACCTATTCTACGTGTAAGTATCAACATTTTAACAGCCTCCTAGCTTTCCTTTTAAAGTTATTCTGAAATAACCATTATTTCAGACACCTTGTTTGCAACATTACCTGGGATAGATATAGTTAGTCTACCGTCAATAATACTATTTAATGATATTTCTTTAACAATAAATCTGTTTTCAAAGTTTTTGTAATTAAGCTCTGAATCACTAATTTCCCTTATTTTTAAATATAGGTCAATCTTTCCAAAATTTATTTTACATAAATATTTTCTGGTAAATGTAACAAGGTCATCAATAAAGTTCACTCTACTTTTACTCCAATAATTTTACATATTAAAAAAGCTGACGATAAAATAATCATAGACCAAAAGACAAAAACTTGAATAAATAACATATTAACTCCTTTTAAAAATAACCTGGCGTGTTGTTTGAATACATTCCGTAGTATTGCTGACTATTGAAGTTCTTAGGAACCGCAAACTGAAGACCAGACATTGTGATATATCTTGCGACATCACAAAAATGGTCATCCTTTTTGTTTGGTATCCCATCTTCGTCTCTAGCATATTTTCTAAGCTCTGCCCTAAACTTAACGCAAGTTGTAAATATTTTTGCTTGTCCAGACTGAAATCTTTGCAAAAGCCTTAATATTCCTTCTTCCTTGCTATTATTTGCCGGGTGCAAGTTCTTGAATCCAGCCTCTCTGTAAAGATTTAACGGCTTCTTGCCGTCTCCTTGTTGAGATCCTTTTCCGGCAGGATCGTAAACGGCGTGTATCCAATTTATGCCAAAAGTTTGCAGGGCGATAGCATGTCCGTCTGGGGTTCTTTCTGGAACAGAGTATTCCGCATAAAAATATATTACGTCATTGTCTCTGTCATGAGCCGCAAATAGAAACGCAGGATGATTCCATCCAAAGTCTATCCCGTATACCCTTGGCCAATAATCAGGTATTTCAAACGGCTCACAAATAATCATTGATTCTGGAACAGGATAAACAAGTCCGCTGCCTGGCCACGGAATTCCGTTTGTTCTTGCTTCAATTTCATGAGGTGACATCCCGGCAAGAAGACGTTTTTTTTCTTCAAATGGTAAATGTAAAGCATCTTCCCAAGTGATATGAGCATGCCATCTAGAGTCTTTCACCTCTTCCGGGTGTCTATCATCCATAAAGTAATTAAAGAAGTCGCTATAACCCTTTAATGGAGTTGAGCATACAACTATCATTCCTCTTGCGTGCTCGTCTGTGGCCATTGTTCTCATTTTACATTCTTGATATACGTTAAATGGCGGTTCTTCATCCATTAGGGCAAGGTCAATCTTGCCTGCCTGAAATGCTTCCCTTCCTTCTTCATATGTTTTGAATGTTATTTTAGATGCTCCACCAGAAACGTGTCTTATATAAACAGTTCTATACATTTCAGAGTTGCCAGATTTCTTTTTTTCTTTAATTAAAGAAGGGTGTATCATTCCTCTCAAATTTTGTTCTTTATCTCCAAACAAATCTTTTTGGATGGTTTCAGCTATCAATGCTGCTGTTTTTCCTGCAACCCAACAACGAACTGGCCTGTCAAATCTATAGCCTTTCCAGCTTTCGTTATATATTCCTGTCCAGTGTGCGGAAAACTCTTCTTCCCCGCAAAATGTTTTACCGCTTCTATTACCGCCAGTTATTAACCTTTCTTGAGCAGTAATCCCAGCTATATGAAATAACTCTTGCTTCTTATTAGGCGTATAGTTTAGGAATCTTTTGTAGTATTCCTCTTCCATTTGTTCAATAGTTGGAATTGCAGAGCTCATTTAAATTAATCCAACATAATCTTTTTAAGGTCGTTAAGAGGCTCAATCATTTTTTCTACCAGATCTTCCATTTTTGAAAGTCTTTTATCTATTTCAAGCGTGAAGCTTTTTAACAGATTTAAGTTGTTAACTATATCGTCAAAAAAAGTGTTAGCATCATTTGTGCTATCTTCTTTAATTTCTTCATTTTCTATTAAATTTTCTTCTGACATTTTTACAGCTCCTATTTAAAATACTCTAAAACTCTATTTTTCTGAAAATCAGAACCATTGTTAATCATCCAGTCCCTTACGTGATGAACTAGTCTTGACTCTATCCAATCTGTGCTTTTTAATAAAAACCTTTCTATCTCATCCTGACTTTCTATATTTACGTTTATGTTCTTTAAAGTTAACGGTATATAGTTTTTATCGGTTAATTTTTTAAATACATTAACCAAAGTCAATCTTCCAAAAAGAGTAGATTGAAGTCTTTTTATTTTTGTATCAAAACTATAATCATATTCTCTTGTTGTCTCTTCTGCATCTTCGCAGAAAAGTTGTTTTTCATTAATCATAACACATCCTTTTTGGTTCCAAATAATAATGGCTCAGACTGCTTGCTTTTAAGTCTATCTTTCATAGACTCTGCCGTGCTTTTTTCTTCTATACTTTTTTGCTCTTTAAACGACTCTACATCTCTCATTTCTTCAACAGTAGGCATCCCCTTTAAGACATCTGGAAACATGTCCCTTAAAGCAAAGCCCCTGGCTCTAAATTGAAGCATTCTTTCTGGGTTTGTAACCCACGGGCTTGGCATCCCTGTTGACGAAACTTTTCCCCAAAGTTTTGCTGCTTCTGCCATTTTTTTATTAAAAGCTCTTGTTACAGGCTCCCTTCCTTTTCTTTTAACAGTGCAAGAAGCTTCTTGCTTTTCAGAATCATATGTTTCTATGCAATCAATAAAATCAGGAAATGCCATGCAAACTGCAAGCATTGCATCGCCGTATATACTAGGTTTATTGTTGACAATCATAATGTTCTGTAAAGATGTCATTGGCTTCATGCCAAGGTCGTTCCCAAATTGAATAGCTACCAGTATGTCAGATGGGTTTCCTTGAAATTCTTTAGGAATGCACCTTGCTTTGCTAATCATTTCTGCACATTTCCAGGCATTTTCAAAATTAGAAAAATCCATAAAAGATATTTCATTTTTTTGATGTTCTTTTTTAGGCTCTCTGCAAAATTGGTTATGAATGCTTAGCTCATCACCAATTTTTGAGTGGACTGCTTGAGGCATATCTGAAACATGTAATTGCCCATCAAATCTACTTTCCAACATTTAAAAATCCCCCATTATGTCTCTAGAATCTCTTGAATGCTTCATCTCAAATTTAATGTACTCACAATCCTTTGCGACAAATCCTTTTCTAAAAACCATCTTCCTTGAAAAATAAGTTCCATCATTTAATAAAGCTTTTTGGTTATTTCCCATTGCTTCAATTATCTTAGCTTTTTCTTCTTGAACTATTTTATCGAACTTCTTTGATTGTATCATAGCTGAAATATAATTTCTTTTTATTTCTAAAAATTCAGACGGTAATCTTATTTCAGATTCTTCAACTATTGAATATTTTTTCTTCAAACAATCTTGAAAACTTTTATTTGAAAAATCCATCGGGGGAGGATTTTTAATTCCATGATCAATCCATGGCTTCATGTAGTTTTCATAGAATGAAACTCCAGCATCTAAAATAAGCTGATCCATTTCTTCATCTTTATGAAAAGTATATAAACGAGTTTCCATACTATCGACAATTTTAGAGAAATCAGGCTCAACACCGAATTGTCTAGAAGAATTTAATTCGCATAAAACCTCACCAATAACTTTATCGTCAACAAACCCTACAGAAATATCTGCTTTATTACATCCGGTAACTAGCATGTAGTGGGCTATCTGGGCGTAATATTGTTTTGGCACTATTTGCGATCCGCTTACGCCCCATTCATCTTTATTGAAGCATGAAGCTGTTTTTATTTCTAGAACGCTTCTTTTGTCATTTTCTTCAAAATCTTTATAAAAATCCATTATGCCATAATCAAATTTATTAGAAATTGTTAGCGCATCAATGTTTGCAGATAAAAAATTATATTTTTTATGATGAACGGTCTTAATAGCTCCACATATTTTATCATAATTTTTTTCATATTTTTTAATTAAAGGAAACTCTAAAAGATTTCCAATTACAACAGATTTATTTTTGCTTAAGTCAATAGTTTTCCCTTCTATTTTTTCTTCCCAAACTTCATAAGCTGTTTTGTAGTTGTTTTCTCCAAGGATAGCGCCCATATCAGATCCACCAATTGTGTATCTTCTTGCTTCTATTTGCTCTGGTGTTAGTGACATATTTTTGACTCCTTTTTTAAAATTTACTAATTCTTCAATAATTTGAATTATAGAGGATTGCAAAAGTTTGTATGTGGTCAATAACCGATAAGATTTGTGAGCATTTGTCCTGATTGTGAGACATTGACGTATTTATTGCGGAGCTATTGACGTTAGTTTTTGTTGTACGTTTTAAAAGCATAATTATTGTGTTAAACGTTGCTCTTCTTACCGAGTTTAAGTTTTCCAAAATTTTAAGAGGAACGAATGAATACTTTTCAGATAGTGAGGCTAATAGGCGAGGCTCCAAAAGAGTTTTTGAATGGAATTGAAACTAGTTTATTAACTAGGATGGCATTTTTTGGAGATAAGGATGGGAAAAATATAAGGCCTGGAATAGAGGAGCTTGTTAGGCAAACTAAGTTTTGCAAAAGAAGTATTGTTCAAGCGCTTAGTGGACTTACTAAAAAGAACGTTATTACAGATGTTTCAAAAAGGGGTCGAGGGTCTCATAAAGTTTCCTGCTATGAAATTAATGTTAGTCTTCTCAGTGAAAAAGTGGTCTTTTCTAAAGAATACTTAAAAAGTTTTAAAGCTGAATTAAAAGATAATTATAATGAATTGCCACCCTTGAGTAGTGCACCACATGCACTAGATAGTAGTGCACCACATGCACTAGATAGTAGTGCACCACATGCACTAGATAACCTTGAAAACGAAAACATCTGGTGCACCACATGCACTACTAGTAGTGCACCACATGCACTAGATAGTAGTGCACCA